AGGCGGCGAAGCAGGACACCCCTGTCGGCACCTTCGATCCCAGCAGGTTGGTACCGGTGGGGACCATTGACGCCCGGGCGATTCGCCGGGAGAAGAACCCAGGATGGGCGGAGGCGGAGGCGGAGGAGGCGTTTGACCAGCCGGTCCCGCAGCGCATTCTGGACCGGGAAGCGGAGGCGAGCAACGGCGATGGGACCCCGCGCGTCTAGGCGCGCGCTCACTGAAGGAGTACGTCATGGCGACACAGGACGTGGAGACCCCGTACACGCACAAGGAATATCCCAAGTGGATGTATCACGAGGGACAGGGGGACGACGCGCGAGAGCCGGTGCTCGTGACCCATCCTTCGGAGGCCGAGCTCCTGGGGGTGGGGTGGGGTCATTCCCCGGCGGGGCCGTTTGCGGAGGCGCCTGAGCCCGAGGTAGAACCCGACCCGGTGCCGGAACCAGCGCCCGCGCCATCCAAGCGTAAGGCGAAGAGGGCGGCCAAGAAGACGAAGAGGTAAGACCGATGGGGCAATTCTTCGACGAGCGCGTTGGACAGAACTACCTCCGCGCCGCGATCAACGTGGCCAGCAGCGGGGACAACACGCTGGTGGCGGCTGTGGCGAATCGCCGGATCCGCGTCTACAACTTCGTGCTGGTGAGCGCGGGGGCGGTGGCGGCGTCCTTCGAGGACGGCGCGGGGGGCACAGAACTAACCGGGGACATGCCGCTCAATGACGGGACCGTGGTGAACCCCGGGTTTGACCCCCATGGGCACTTCGAGACGTCATTGGGCACCCTGCTCAACTTGGAGCTCAGCGGCAGCGTGGCAGTCGACGGGTATCTCTGCTACGCGCTGATTGGGGATGACGTGACCTAGTGACTGGCGCACAACTGATCTCACGGTCGTTGCGGTTGATCGGGAAACTGGGCGAGGGCGAAACCGCCACCGGACAGGCGGCTGAAGATGCGCGCCTATTTCTTAACGACATGCTAGACCAGTGGCAGGCCGAGAGTCTCTTGGTCGAGACCGAGAAGGAGGACACGGTCACGCTGGCCGCCAGCACCTCCAGCTACTCGATTGGAGACGGGGCGACGTGGGATCTTGTGCGGCCCACGCACATCATCCGCGCGCTCGTCATCCCGGACAGTGGGGCGTCTAACCCGATCCAGATCCCCATCCGGGTGGTGACGCCGCAGGGGTGGGCGGCCATCCGGGCCAAGAGCACCACGGCGAGTTACCCGTATCTCATCTACTACGACAAGCGGATGGACTCGTCTAGCTCCGGGACGGTCTTCGTCTACCCCGTTACGACGAACACCAGCGCGCAGATCGTGCTGTGGACGCCAGAGATTCTCAACAGCTTCACCGACCTGACGACCAACTACACGTTTCCGCCCGGGTATGCGATGGCACTCCGGACGAACCTGGCGGTCTTCCTGACGAACGAGTATGGGATGCCGACGCCGCCGAGCCTCACCACGCAGGCGGGGGAGGCCAAGGACGTGCTCGAGCGGATCAACACGGCTGACGACGCGATGGTCATCGACGGGGCGCTCTTGGGCGGCTACACGGGCGGGTATAACGTGCTGACGGACTAGGGGTAACACGGTGCGGATTCCGAACTTCTGCGGGCCGGACCACACGGGCCAGTCGAGCATTGCCGACGTGCAGCGCACGATGAACTGGATCCCGGAGTTCGCCGAAGTGCCGGGTGGGAAGGGCGGCGTCAGGCTCTACCCCTCGCCGGGCGTCGTGAATCCCCCGTTCGCGGAGTTCGCTGAGGCCCCGGGACGGGGGATCTTCGAGGATCGCGGGAAGGCATTCACGGTCATCGGCCAGACGTTCTACGAGCTTGACTCGGCGCAGACCAAGACGAGTCGCGGGACGGTGGCGACCAACTCCAACCCAGCCACCATGGCGAGCAATGGGGACGGCGGCGATGAGGTCCAGATCACGTCAGGCGGGAAGCTGTACATGTGGGACGTCGCCGGCTCAGCCTTCACGACTGAGGTGACCTCCGGGGTCACGATGGGCGACCACCTAGACGGCTACTTCTTCTATCTCGACGCGGACACGTCGAAGCTGTCCATCTCGGATCTCTTCGACGGGACGACGTGGGACCCGACACAGTTTCTCCAGCGGTCCGACGCCGCAGACCCGTGGAAGGCGGCCATCCAGCAGGGTGGAGAGATTTGGGCGATCGGGGGCAAGACGGGTGGTGTGCTCTACAACGCGGGCACCTCGCCGTATCCGTTCGCGCCACGGACCGAGTCGTTCTTTGAGCGCGGCATCGCGGCGCCATTCACGCTCGCCCGGTTCGCTGGCACGGTCATGTGGCTCGGGGCCAGCGAGTCCGGGCACGGCATCGTCTACATGGCGATGGGGTACACCCCCACCCGTGTCTCGGACTACGCCATGGAGGCGCAGATCCAGAACTACAGCACCATTAGCGATGCGATCGGCTGGACCTATGAGGACCGGGGGCACAAGTTCTACGTGCTGGAGTTCCCAACGGCCGATGCGACGTGGGTCTATGACCGGTCATCGCTCGACCTGCCGGGCCTGTGGCACCGCCGATCGAAGTTTGACGAGCGCACCTCGGTACACAAAGCCTATCGGCCACGGTTCCACGCCCTCGCCTTCGGGAAGCACCTCGTGTGTGACGGGGTGAAGGGTGCCGTCTACGAGATGAGCGTGAAGGAGGGGCGGGACGTGGACGCCGCCCCCATCCGGCGCGAGCGCCGCGCGCCGCATATCTCGAACGAGAACAAGCAAATCATCGTGGACGAGTTCCAGGTGGAGCTTGAGCGCGGGATTGGGAGTGCCGATTCAAACCTCCTGAACGTGAACGATGCGCTCGCCTTGGGTGCGGCGGGGTCCTGGGTGATCGGGAGCGGGGCGTCGAGTGTGGAGCGGGTCATCATCGCCGATGAGGGGATTGTCTCAACGGATCTCCCGACCGGCATCAAGACCGCCTACAAGGTGACGCTCAACGCGGCGTCGTCGGTGCTTGTGGCGCTGCCAGTGGCACTCACAGCAGCACTGCATGACATTGAGGCGTATGTCCTGGCTGGGGGCACGTGGGCGGGGCGCCCGAACCTCTTGGCCGAGTCTGGCGAGTTCACGGGAAGCTCGACGGGGACTGCGACGGCGGTCACGCCCACTACCACCGCATGGCAGCGGACCAACGAACCGGTGACGCCGGTCTCGACGGATCTGACAGGCAACTTCCGGATCAATGGAAACGGCGCGGGGTCGTTCACCTCCGGGGACGTTTTCTACTTCACCAACGCACGGATCGAGCTCGACGGCGGGCAACTCCCTGAACCGATGGTGATGTTCCGGTACTCGAAGGACGGGGGGAAGACCTGGTCAAACGAGCGGACGGTCAGCGCGGGGAAGCAGGGCGACTACCGGGCGCGGGCGATCTTCCGCCGGCTCGGCCTCGGGCGTGATTGGGTGTTCGAGATTGCGGTCTCGCAAGACTCCCCCTATCGGATCATTGACGGCTTCATGGAGGCGCGTCCAGGTGCGCACTAACGATGGCTACGATCCAACGGATTCCAGTACGAGAGCCGCTAGTCGACCCAGCGGGACAACTCGACCGTCGCTGGATCAAGTGGTTCGGCCTGTACACGGACCGGATCAACGCGGCGGCGGACCGGCTGGCGTTCGTGCAGAAGACGGAGCAGAGCACGGCGATCAGCACGACGTCGTTCCCCACACCAGCACTTTCACCGGGGTTCTACCGGGTCGCCTACTACGCGCGGATCACCACAGCGGCGACGACCAGCAGCAGCCTGACAGTGACGCTCGGGCACACAGACGGGTCGGTGGCCTGTTTCCAGTCAGGATCCGCGATCACGGGCAACACCACGGCGGCGGTGCAGTCGAACGAGGCCCTGATGCGGATCGACCAGGCGACGCCACTGACCTACGCGACGGCGTACTCCTCAACGGGCGCGACGGCGATGCAGTACCGGCTGGACATCACGGTCGAGATGGTGGCGGTGGAGTCCACATGATCATTCGCCAAGCTGGGAGAGCGGACGTGCCGGTGCTGGCGGACATGGGTCAAAAGTTTGTCCGTGCGACGGAGTACCTGGACCGGGTTGCGAACGATCCGGCGCACTTCAGGTCTCTGGCTGAGACAGTGATCAACCAGGGGCGCGTCTTCGTGGCCGAGGTCGACGGTGAGGTGGTTGGGATGCTCGGCGCGCTGATGATCACACACCCTGTGCTCAACGAGCGGATGGGGGCTGAGGTGATCTGGTGGGTGGACCCGGCACACCGTCGTGGCGGTACCGGAGCGGCGTTGTTTCGTGCGGCAGAGGCATGGGCACGGTCTGAGGGCGGCGTCAAGATGCAGTTTTCGGCCTATCGTGATCGCGTGCTTGAGCGGCTGTACCGGCGTCTCGGGTATGAGGCCAAGGAAGTGATCTTTGAGAAGGAGTTGTGTGATGTGGAAGCCTCTCTGGCGGACGTGGGCTAGGCTGGTCACGGGCCAACTCTGGTCCAACGAGCGCG